CGCCTCAACATCCGCCGCCGATTTACTTGGTGGAATTGGTTTTGATTCCACCGATGGCAATGTCCCAAGTAGTGTTACAGAAGCCTCTGCATTTATTGCCGCATATGCCGCCGAAGCTCACGCCACCACCGATAAAGGCGCTGACCTTGTATTTGGAACATCTGCAATTGACGACGACGATGATACCGCATCCCACGAACGGATGAGAATTACGGACGCAGGCAAAATTGGCATTGGCACCAATGATCCTAAAGTCCCACTTGATATACTTGAGATGGGCGGCTTAGTATGTGGATATACTGCTCTTAACAATGGTGGCTCTTCCACAAACGCGCGAATTGAAGTCGGTACCAGCTTCGCCGTCCCAAATGCACATTGGAAGGTTACGTTTCAAGTGCCGAAAAGCGGCAAGGTTGAAATACAGTTGTCAGTCTACGCGCGCTCCAACGGCAGTGACTTTCTTTATATGGGACTGTCAGACAACCAGGTCTATAATCAGCTTGAGTCCAAGCACGAAAACTTGGTTTGGGAGTCGGATGAAACTGATGATTCTATAATTACGCCTAGCTGGTTCCTCACTGGACTTTCACCCGGCTCCATCCTGACCTATTGGATCGGTGCAAGGTCGCATGGCTCTGGCGGATACGATTCAACAGGTCTCGCGCTTGATTATGGTGGAACAAACTCCCTGTATAGGCAGCACGTAATTATTAGGGCAGTCTCTGTGCCGAACACGATACACACTGACTAATGAAGCGAACCGACAATCAAATAGCCGCTCTAGAAAAGGCGATAAAAGATAAATACGGCGCCGAAACAATTGCCCACCCTCGTTCAGAATGGGACGATGAAAAAGAGCAAGATTACCTTGAACAAATTAAGACTTTAGCCAAGAAGAAACAAACTGCCGATGAAGCCTCTAACAAGGTAGAGAATGGCGGGTTTTTCGTGTCAAAGAAACTACTTAATAAGGAATCACAAAGAACTTGCCCTGTGTGCGACGTATATTCGTTTGATATGAAGGATGATATTTATATGAACAAATTTGAATGTTGTTATAGTTGCTACATTCAATATGTTGATAACAGGGAAGAGCGATGGAAAACAGGATGGAGACCTAACAATGGCAACAACACTTGAAATCATAAATGGAATCTCGCAGGCAATGGCGAACACACACGATGGCGCCCTTGACGAGAATGGAGATCCAGTTGAGACTGGTTTCCTCCGGAGAGAAGAAGAAGTTACTATTCACGACCGCCGCTTGATTGACGGCTTCTCTGTTGCCCTTTACGGCAGTCAGCTTTGCTTAAAGTATCACAGCGAGATGCGACTTAAAGAAGTCCACGACAGCAATTTTGAATCCGATATGGAGTCTATGCTTAAGAAATGTGCAGGGTTCCTTAAGAAGCAATACAAGACCGTGACTGGCAACGCCCTATCCCTCAAAGCAAATGGGGAGCCCGATATCATGGTTCAGAGCACGTCCCGAGTTCGCTCTTGGGTCCAAGCCAAGCAACACTTTGATATTGGCGGGATGGACGAGAGTACAGAGGTGCTTAAGGCTGAGAGCGAAGATCGCCTAGATGACGCTATTAAGAACTGGCTCGCAATTGGAAAAGATAAGTTTCCCAAGACAAAGAAACCAGAGAACGTCTCTGGTAAGCGAGACGAGGAGCCTCGTAAGTGAGGATCACGAGGAAGCTATTGGTAGAGCTTATCGAGGAAGAGGTGGGACATTTTCTTGAGGCTGATGAAGGAGAGGACCTAGGGGGTGATTTAGAACCTACTCCTTCCGCTGAAAAAGAGAAAGATGTCGAAAGGGCTGAAGGCAAACTGGAAACACATCTCAGTAGCCTTCTGGATAAGATCTCCAATGAAAAAGAGTTTGCTCAGGTGATGAGAGCCTTTTTGAATATGGCTTCAAAACACCCCGCGTTAAAAACAAACGCGGTGCGGAGGACTCTGTTGAGCATGGCGAAAGAAGCGCAGAACGCAGGAAAATAATAAGATAGTGTATGGGTTATCAGCCAACCAAAAAAGAAGTGATAAAAGAAATTGTCAAGTCTGGCAAAGATCCTGTTTATTTTATAAATAACTACGCAAAGATTTCGCACCCGATGAGGGGGCTAATTCCGTTTCGCACGTATCCTTTTCAGGACGACCTACTGAAGAACTTTAATGATCACAGATTTAACGTGATCCTCAAGGCTCGTCAGTTGGGCATATCAACCATTACGGCAGCTTACGTTGTGTGGATGATGATGTTCCATCGCGACAAGAATATCTTGGTGATGGCAACCAAATTCGGAACAGCCGCCAACCTTGTTAAGAAGGTCAAACAGGTTATACGAAATATGCCTCCTTGGCTGATGGTCGCGACAATCTCGGTTGATAACAGGACATCTTTTGAACTTTCAAACGGCTCCCAGATTAAAGCTTCTTCAACGAGTTCTGACGCTGGTCGTTCCGAGGCGTTATCACTCTTGGTGATTGACGAGGCTGCTCACGTGGAGGGGCTTGATGAGCTTTGGACGGGTCTATATCCGACGCTATCAACAGGTGGTCGTTGCATCGCCTTGTCTACCCCAAACGGTGTTGGTAACTGGTTTCATCAGACATACATTGACGCAGATGCCGGGACAAATGATTTCTTCCCAACCAATCTTCCCTGGGATGTACACCCCGATCGCGATCTAGAATGGTTTGAGAAAGAGACTAGGAATATGTCTCGTAGGCAGATCGCTCAGGAACTTCAGTGTAATTTTAATATGTCTGGTGAGACTGTACTCAACCCAGAAGATTTAATTAAGATTGAGAATGAGCAATTGTTAGATCCAGACTACCGTACCGGATTTGACCGCAATTTGTGGATATGGGAAACTTATAATCCTGAGCATTCTTATTTGATGGTCGCAGACGTTTCCCGTGGCGATGGTCGCGACTATTCCGCTTTTCATATTATAAATCTGCACACGTTAAATCAGGTTGCAGAATATCAGGGAAAGATCAATATCGACATGTATGCCAATTTACTTGATACGACTGGTCGCGAGTACGGTAATTGTATGTTAGTGGTTGAGAATAATAACATTGGCTTCGCGGTACTAGAGAAACTGATGGAGAAACAATATCCGAATCTATACCACTCAGTTAAATCAACTCACGAATATATTGACTCGTATGAGGCTGAAGCTCGCACCAACGCAGTGGCTGGGTTCACGACGAGCGCCAAGACTAGACCACTCATTGTCGCAAAGTTGGAAGAGTTTATCAGAAATAAACTACTTACTATTCGCTCTAAGCGAACTTTGCAGGAGATGAAAACATTTATTTGGAATAACGGCAGGGCAGAGGCAATGCGCTCTTATAATGACGACCTTATTATGAGCCTTGCAATCGCCTGCTGGGTTAGAGACACAGCATTAGTCGTGAACCAAAGAGAATCAGAATATAAAAAGGTTTTCTTAAGTTCTATGGGAAAATCGTCTACAATATTAGATACAACAATCCCCGGTATGACCGGAAATAAAAAGAAGTCAGCAGACGAATCTATCAGCCAGAGAAGAGAATTTGGTTGGCTTTTAAAGTAACGGAGCGGATAAGAAATGGCAGACAACGAAAACAACCCTAGGAATCCAGAGTCACCCTTATTCAAAAGGCTCACTCGTCTTTTTTCTGGTCCTATTGTCAATTACAGGGCACAGACTCCCAGGTCATCCCGACGCCGCCAGCTAGATAAGTTTAAATTTACTTCAACTAGCGGGCAGCAGTTTAAGAAGACACAGTATAATCCGTTTGAGAGCCTCTCAAGCGCTTATATGTCAAACCAGAATAGGGGTGACAGGTACGCAGACTTTGATCAGATGGAATACACTCCGGAGATTGCATCGGCTATGGATATCTATGCCGACGAGATGACAACATCCACGAGCCTGCAACCGCTGATGACGATTGACTGCTCCAATGGCGAGATTAAAAATATTTTAGATACTCTCTATAAGAGTGTGCTGAATATTGAATTTAATTTGTTCGGCTGGTGTCGTACAATGTGCAAGTATGGCGACTTCTTTCTTTATCTTGATATTGACGAGCGCGAGGGTATCAAAAACGCTATTGGTTTGCCCCCATCGGAGATTGAGAGACTTGAAGGCGAGGATAAAACAAACCCCAACTATGTCCAGTTCCAATGGAATTCAGGCGGCTTGACTTTTGAGAATTGGCAGGTTGCTCACTTTAGAATCCTGGGCAATGACAAGTACACACCATATGGCACATCCGTATTAGAGCCAGCCCGACGCATCTGGCGTCAGCTTACTCTTTTAGAGGACGCGATGATGGCATATCGTATTGTTCGTTCACCAGAGCGCCGCGTCTTTTATGTAGACGTTGGTAATATCGCACCGAACGACATTGAGCAGTATATGCAGAAGGTGATGTCTCAGATGAAGCGCGCACAGATTGTCGATCCTGACACTGGTCGCGTTGACCTGCGCTACAACCCAATGAGCGTTGATGAAGATTACTTCATTCCTATGCGCGCAGGAACACACTCGCGAGTAGAGAGCCTCCCCGGCGGCACTTATACTGGCGATATTGATGACGTTAAGTATCTTCGTGATAAGCTGTTCTCAGCTTTGAAGGTTCCTATGTCTTACCTCTCTAGGGGTGAGGGTGCCGACGAGGACAAGGCTACATTAGCACAGAAGGACATTCGTTTTGCAAGAACGATTCAACGTCTGCAACGTGCAATCCTTTCTGAGATTGAGAAGGTTGGAGTCATCCACCTTTATACTCTTGGATATCGCGGAGAGGACTTAGTTTCTTTTAAGCTGAAGCTAAATAACCCGTCTCGCATTGCGGAGCTTCAGGAGCTTGAGCACTGGCGCACCAAATTTGATGTTGCAGGCGCCGCAACTGAAGGCTTCTTCAGCAAGCGATGGATTGCGAAGAATATCTTCAGCCTTTCTGATGAAGAGCACCTCAAGAACCTTCGCGAAATGTTCTATGACAAACACCACGAAGCCTCTCTTGAGGCAGTCGCAGAAGCTGCTGGCGAAGAAGGCGGCGGAGATCTCGGCGGCGGCGGAGACTTCGGTGGAGATGAGGGTGGAGATTTAGATCTTGGAGACGAAGGCGGAGACGAAGGCGGGGATGAGGACGAGGGACCGCTCCTGGCAGCGCCAGCCCGTCGTGAGGACGGAGCCTATTTAACACCCGGTGCCAAGGGAAAATATTATAAACAGGTACAGGCTGATAAAAGGAATATGGGAGCTAGAAAAAGGAGCTATAAGGGAGCTTACTCTAGCGAAACCGCCAGCTCAGCGATGAGAAATATTTATAAAGGTCACGATGAATTAAAGAGCTTGGTCAATGGGGCTGGTCTTTCTGAGGATAAGGACTCTAATTACTCTTTAGAGGAAAACAAAGTATTTAAGACCAGTCAAGACATTGGTCTGTTAATCGAAGAATTGGAGTCAAAAAACAATGAAAGCTAAGCATAATAAAAAGAGGAACACAGCGTTTCTATTTGAGACTCTGGTCAGAGAATTGACTCGTGCCGTGATTCGCAAAGACGCCCCTACCAAGAAGAAGGTTACGTCTATACTTAAGGAACATTTTTCTGAAGGGTCGGTTCTACATAAGGAATTAAATCTTTATCGCTCTTTATACGAGACGACCGCCCTCGCACGTAATACCGCTGAGCGCTTATTGTCTGAAGTCAAATCCCAGTACGCACTTCTAGAAAAGAAGAGTATTTTCTCTGAACAGGGAAGTGTCATTCGTAAGATGAATAAAGAACTTTCAAAGGAGGTCTTTAGCACTTTTGTCCCCAGCTATAAGAACTTGGCAACCGTTTATCAAATTTTTAATGGGGACATCGCCCCTGCTAAAAAGGTTCTCTTGGAGGATACGATTTTATCCTCTATGACTGAAGAACCATCTGTAGAAGGAGAGCAGCCTCTCGCAGCCCAGGTGGATAACCTTGTTATTAAGAACTTCATTAATAAGTTCAATACTAAATATGGCGGTTCTATTGGCGAAAACCAGAGCCGACTTTTGCAAAATTATATTCTCTCTTTTACAGACAACGCAGTCGGTCTCAAATCGTTTTTAAATGAGGAGATTGGTCGTTTACGACAGACTATCGCCGAGAATATAAAGGAAAAGGAGATCGCCCAGGATCCCGACATGGTGAAAAAATCAGGCAAAATCATAGAGTATTTAAACGAATTTAAGAATCAGCCGTTTACAAAAGATTCTATAACTCAGATTTTGAAGATCCAAAATCTAGTCAAGGAGATTAAAGCGTAATGGCAGATATAAACATAACGGTTGACTCGCCGACGATTCGTAAAGAGAATGAGCCCAAGCCCCAGGCGACTGTCGAGCTTGCTGCCCGCAAAACCCTTGACAATAATATTTTGATTTTGGATCACGAAGAGATCGATATCGTAGTTTATCCTGAGAAAAACAAAATTTTAACCTTGGCAAAGGATGAATTAAACGATCGCGTATACGAGACTCAAGATCGCTTCTTTCGTTATTTATTTAAAAAGGGCGTGGTTGATTTTGCATCCGTTCACGCAGGCAACGTTTATGGCTCTATGGAAGGCAACACGCTGGAATCCAAGGCTGAAGGTGTGGATAACACACAAATGGTTATGCTTACAGTAGAGAAGTTCTTGAGTATGGAAAGACCCCACTTTATGATTACTAAGGCATACCAGAAGGCTGAAGCAGATCGTCTGACCGAGCCCGATACAGATGAGACAACAGAAATGGGTGAAGTATCACAAGATGATATTAAGGGCTCGATGGGCACAGCGCAGGCTTACGGCTTATCGGCTGATTCCAAGGCACGGGGACGCAAATACGTCTAGGTGAATAGTTGGAGCTTCTTTATTTTATTCTTTCTTCATACGGTATTACTCAAATATTGGTCTACGGGTCAATATTCAATCGTGTAAGACCAGCGAAGAATATAGCAGGCGGCTTTTTTCATTGCCCGATGTGTGTTGGGTTTTGGATTGGTGTCTTTCTATTTGGTATAAACGACTATACAGAACTATTTACATATGATTTTAATATCGCTAATGGGTTGTTGCTTGGCGGCTTAAGTTCGGGCACTTCTTATGCATTGAGTATGATTTTCGGAGATTCAGGGATACGTTATGAACACCACAGAAAAGAAGATTAACCGACGCTGGCAAATCCAGCCTGTACGCCATTGTTGCAAGGGCTCTTAGCTCGCGCAGGTCGCGCCTGCATTTAATATACGGAGAACCAAGATGTCAGACAAATTAATTCTAAGAGAATATTTTGAGCTTTGTGAAGGTGGCGTTTGCCAAGACTTCCTAACTGAAGCTGAGAAAGCAGAGGTGAAGAACGGAACGCTTTATCTAACTGGTATTATGCAGAAGTCGGATACGCCTAATGGAAATGGTCGTACATATCCTGACCGTGTTCTTCGCAGGGAAGTGGAGAACTATCAGAAATTAGTCAAGGAGCGCAGAGCCCTTGGCGAGCTTGATCATCCGGAGGATTCCGTGATCAATCTCAAGAATGCATCACACATGGTGACTAGCGTTTGGTGGGATGGTAACAGTGTTATGGGAAAGGTGAAGGTACTTAATACTCCATCTGGAAAAATCTTGCAAGATCTGGTTCAGAGTGGGGTTACTTTAGGAATCTCTTCTAGGGGGCTTGGATCGGTTCAAGAATCTAGAAATGGTCAAGTTGTTGTTGAGGACGATTTCCAGTTGATTTGCTTTGACTTTGTTTCAGAGCCATCAACACCCGGTGCATATATGACTATGACAAAAAATATGAACGAAGGTAAAGAGCCTAATGTTTTTACCAAAGCTGATAAAATCAATAGAGCTTTGAATGACGTATTAATGGGAATGAAATGAACCAAGCTGATTTGAAAAAAACTTTAAAACCTCTAATTAAGCAGTGCATTAAAGAGGTTATATTTGAGGATGGAACGCTATCTGGAATTATAACTGAGATTGTTAAAGGTTTGGGTGCTCCTCAGATGGTTGTTGAAAGTAAACAAACCGAACAACCTCAGCCAGAAGCTCCATCTCTTAGAGAGCAAGAGCGGCGAATAATGATTGAGCAGCAGAGAGCCGAGCATAGAGCAGCGATGGAAGACCAACGTAGAGGTCTTACAGAGAGTGTCGGCGGAAGACTTAATGGAGTCAATGTTTTTGAAGGAGTTAATCCCATCAGTAAAGCAGGAGCCCCGTCAGGTGCTCCGTCAGCCCCATCGTCTCCACTTGACGGCGTAGATCCAATGGACCCCGGTGTGGATATCTCCAAGCTGGGTATTTTTTAAAAGGTTGATGTTATGTCCAAAACAGTAAATGTGGTGATCACACCCAGAAAGAACGAGAGCCCAGAGAGAATGATTCGTCGTTTTACCAAGAAGGTCAAGAAAGAGGGCATCTTGGAAGAGGTGCGCGACCGCAAGTATTATGTCAAGCCATCACAAAAACGACGTAAAAAACGTTTGGAAAGAAAGAGAGTTATGCGTAAATTGCAACAACAAAGAGACCGAGCGCTTCAAAACAACTAATTAATAGGTCCAACAAAGCAGGAGAATTAAAATGGCAACAGGAAGAACAACTTGGGGAAGCTATGGTCGCACGAGACGACCTAAGAACATCGCAGGGGCTGATGGCACTGCTGTTTCTAACATAGCTGACGCAGCCGCTGCGAAGGGGGTCACCGACGCTAGCACCAATGCAGACAAGACCGGCGCAGGTGTATACGCCACCGAGAATCAAAGATATCTTCATCTCAGTTCAACGACCAATGGCACAGTGGCGAACGTTTGGGTTTATCATTACGCGACTGGCAAATGGTCTGAACTCTTGGTGGGCGGGTCTTCGGTCACCCTCACTGCAACTCACTGTAAGATAATAGAGATTGCCGGTGTAGACTTGGTTGCCTTTACAGTTACTAATGCCTCCGACGTTCACGCAGCTTGCAGCAGCTTCTAGGAGATCCTAATGGGCGGCTTTGGTAAATTCAATAAGCGTAGATCAGACTCGGGCGAGGTAGACAGGTACCTCCATCTAAGAGCCGAGCAGGCTCAAGCGCCCCCTGCGCCAGATGACGGCGAAGGTGGGTATTTATATACTAAAGCAGATGGCAAGCCTTATTGGATCTCGTCCGACCAAGGGGAAATCTCTCTTCTCTTGGGTGTTCAAGGTGCCGACAAGCAAATTCAGTTTAACAATGACGGTGAGCAGGCAGGCGCCGCAGCTATGGTTTATAACGATGGTACAGGTTACCTTGGTATGGGCGCAACAGGCGCCGACATCACCCACAGGCTGACCCTCCCCAACGTTGACGGTGCAGGCGGCAGAGTCAAAGCAAACGCTTATGTGACTTACTCCTCCCAGAGATACAAGGGCGAGATCAAAAACATTCCAGACCCTATTAACCTTCTTAATAAGCTCAACGGCGTGACCTATGAGTGGAATGATAGCAAGAGAACTGATATTGGTTTTATTGCAGAGGATGTCGGAAAGGTCATCCCCTGTATTGTAGATTATGAAGAGAATGGTGTTGATGCTATCGCTATGGACTACAGTAGAATTAACGCTGTCTTGGTTGAGGCTGTCAAGGAACAAAATAAAATAATTAATAACCTAGTGGATCTAGTTGGAAACTTTACAGATTCTCAAAAAGAAAAATTTAATGAGATATCTGACCTCCTGAAGAAAGTCTAGCCAACTATTTACTACCGACAGCGAATAGGAACTTAGCTCACCATCGGTGGGCTTCTTTTTTATCTACTGTCTGACATTAATTTTTTATCCAATAGGAGGGCATATGATATGTCAGCACCAATTACAGTTACTACTTACGGTCAATACGCAGACCTACAGAAGTATGTAGGAACAGCTCCAGCGACGAGCGGTTCTATTTATCTTTCCGGCAGTGCAGCCGACGAAAGAGTCTACTTTAACACGCACTTGGACGTTTCTTCCAAGAAAATTAAAAACCTCGCCGACCCAGGCGCAGCGCAGGACGCAGCCACAAAGGCTTATGTTGACGCTCAGGTGACAGCACAGGATCTTGATATGGCTGGTGACACGGGCACCCTTGACATTGATCTCGACAGCGAGACATTGACTATTGCCGGCGCTACAGGCTTGGGCACCTCCGCTTCCGGAACCACGCTTACAGTCGGCATTTCTGCTGGCGGTGTTGGAACAACTCAGTTGGCTGCCGATGCAGTCACTGCTGCTAAGTTGGCTGATGATGCTGTTGTTACTGCTAACATCGTTGATGCAAATGTCACAACAGCCAAGATTGCTAATGATGCAATCACTGGAGCAAAGATTGCTCTTTTTGATGACTCTTTG